CTGATACATCGAAAGAATATGTCCCGGTAGCAAAGGAAGATGATCCATGGACAATCAAAGTAACGGCACCAGTTCAGACATTGGAGACAGCCGTAGAGATGGTGAAGGATGTCCTTGGTGGCACTCCAGTCGACGAGAGTTGTATTCATGGTGCGCGTGTCTGGAAGACCGGAACCTCTAAGGCAGGTAAGCCGTGGGGTCATTGGAAGTGCATGGCTCAGATTCTAGGAGATGCAGAGCGTTGCGACCCTATCTGGTACGAGATTGATAAGCAGACCGGACAATGGAAGCCTCAGGTGAAGCGTGGGTAAGTTATTCTTTCGCAATCAAGATGATGAATGGGAGCAATTCCCAACAGATGAAGAACTCTATATGGCTCAACAATCGGCTCATGATCTTCAAGCTCTAGGCTTCGCGATTATCTGCCAATTATGTAATGAACCCCCAACAGTCTCACAGATTAAACTAAGAGCCTTACAAAACGCATGGAAATGCGATAAGTGCGGCACGTTAAATTCTGCTGGAAAGGCATGACCTAATCCATGTCCCAACACAGAAAACACCGAGGCTATCGCACCGAGCGAGTAATTGAATCCTATTTATCTCAATGGTGGGAGAACGCTAGTGTCGGTAGAGGAATGGGCAAAGACATTCACAATGTGCCTTTTGACGCGGAGATTAAGGCGCGGTCTGAGTTCTCTCCTCTAGCATGGTTGAAGCAAGTTACCAAGCGAGCGGCTGGCAAAGAGCTGCCGTTCGTGGTGTGTCGTATGAATGGCCAGGGTGAAGATGCTGCCGAGTATCTTGCCTTCATGCGATTTGGTGATTTGGTTCAATTACTGCTTAAGGCCGGTTACGGCGATATTCAGAAAGATTCGGTAGAATTAGTTCCTGAGAGATGCACACTATGTGGATCGTGGAAACTAAAGGATGTCCCATGCCGGACTTGCAAGGTATCTGATGCCAATCTATGAATTCGAATGTACCAACGAAGAGTGCGAGGCTAACTTGCGCTACGAGAAGGAAATGAGTATCCATGAACCACATTCAGTCAAATGCAGTTTCTGCCATTCAGACATGGCCAAAATCTACTCAGTCCCTAACATCCAGTTCAAGGGAAACGGTTTCTACAGCACGGATAACTAGGGCTTATATGCCGCCTAGTGCTACAGATGACTGGGCTACACCTAAAGCCTTCTATGACAAGCTAAACGAGGTTCATCAATTCGACCTCGATGTGGCAGCTTCAAGCACTAATCATTTATGCGATGACTGGTATGGCTTAGACCATCCAGATGAATCCAGGAGAAACGGCTTAGAAGCAGACTGGTACGGCCATGTATGGTGCAACCCGCCTTATGGTCGAGGTATCTATGACTGGGTTCTTAAAGCTTCTCAACACCACGATTTAGTGGTGATGCTTCTACCAGCTAGAACAGACACTAAATGGTTCCATGATCTAGTTCTACCTAATGCAGAAGTTACATTCATTAAAGGAAGAATTAAGTTCGGAGCAGGTTTAGCAGCAGCACCATTCCCATCGATAGTAGTGGAGTTTCCATGTTGCGGATAAAACGAAACGCCGTTCTGACCTGCGGTTATGCAAATGAGTTTGACACGGCTGGTACTCTACAGGCTAGAGCCCTTAAGGGGCTCACACCGGGCCGCCTGCGGTTAGCCCGGGGGGTAGCCTTCGCTATTGGGATAGCTCTATCTATACCTATGGCTAGTGCAGATAGTGGCTCAATAGATGCCATTCATCCAAAGGATTATGTACGATTAGCATTACCTAAGAAAGAAGCTAAATGCTTATCCAGGCTTATAGGTAAAGAAAGTGCTTGGGATCATAAAGCAGTAGGTAATTTATCAAGCCCTACTAAGAGCTATGTATATGGATTATTACAGCTTAAGAACCCTATCGTTAAGGACAAGAGCCCTATTGAACAGATACACTTTGGGCTTAAGTATATAGATCATAGGTATCAAGGCAATGCGTGTAACGCATGGAAGCATTGGAAGGATAAGGGATGGCATTAACAATAGAAGCTACTATTCAATGCAGTAGATGTTCAGCAGAGACGCCAGAGTCAGAGATACTAGAGCTTGGCTCATGGTGGGTATGCGGTATATGTTGGGATGACTTATGAGAAGATGGTTCTGTTGGTTACTAGGACATCGTTATGAAGGACTTAGTTATGAGCATATTCATTATGCTTACTGTCGACATTGCTTAGCGCATATCTATGTCAAGTCTTAAAGGTACTGGGTCTAGTAACAAGTGGCGCAAGATAAGGGAACAGATCATCAGAAGAGATGGATGTTGCCAGATGTGTGGGTCAGATGAACGCCTAAGCGTTGACCACATCGTACCCCGTACCCTTGGTGGAGACGATAACCCTAATAACTTGCAAGTATTGTGCAGTTCATGCAATTCATCTAAGGGGGGTAGGTTTTTTGATAGGGGAAGGACACCCCCGACCCTTCCTGTTTCTTTTTACCCCGAAAACGCCTCAACAAGTCATTATCGGCTTGAATCGGATGCAGAACAGTCATGACGGCTCAAACAGGCTCTATCGGCCTGCAAACGGCTGAGGTAGGGGTAACAGAACCTCGATATGGCTCTCAAGTGCCTAGAATTAGGTCTAAGCCTAGTGATCTGCCTACTAGAGGCGATGAGATGATTCAGTTCTGCATCGATATCGGATTCCCTTTGCTTCCATGGCAACAGCAGCTCGCAAGAGACTGCCTTCGCTACAAGGCCGACGGCAGGTGGTTGCATCCACTAATAGGGATCATGCTTCCCAGGCAGCAGGGCAAGTCGACCTTCATGGCGCTTCGAATCTTATTCGGCATCTATGTGCTGGGCGAAAAGATGCACCTGGCAACGGCTCACAAGTTGACTACCTCATCTGAAATCTTCTTCAAGGTATCAGAGATTATCGACGGCTCTCAATTACTCCTGGATAACTTTGCAAAGAAATACGAATCTAAAGGATCGCAGGAGATTCGGTTTAAGAATAAGGCTCGCTATCTAATCAGAGCCGGCAACTCTGCTGCTCGAGGTATTGCCGCACCGGATGTGATCCATATTGACGAATTGCGTGAATTTGATACCGAAGATGTCTGGTCATCTATGCGATTTACCCAGATGTCGAATCCCAACCCACAGGCGTATGTCTATTCCAACGCTGGCCATGCCAATTCAGTCCTGCTTCATAAGTTTAGGGAACGCGGCCTTGCAGCTAGCGAAGGCGCAGAGGATTCTATTGGCTGGTTTGAATGGAGTGCTGAACCGGGCGCAGAGATTACAGACAAAGAGGCCTGGTATCAATCTAACCCAAGTTTAGGCCATACAGTCCATGAAGATAATATCAAGGACAGCCTTGCCGATCGTGAAGATATCTTTAGAACAGAAATCCTTTGCCAATTCGTTTCGATGATTAACCCAGTCATCTCAGAAGCCGAATGGAAGAAGTGCAAGGTCGATGACTTGCCTCAGTTGAACACGGAACACGATACTTGGATGGCGATAGATCTTAGCCCAGACCGAAAGCATGGGTCATTAGTCGCAGGCCAGAGAATTGACGGCGATAGGTTTATGGTCAGCCTTCTCCATACTTGGTTTAACCCAGTCAACCTCGATGATAAAGAAATGGCTAACGATATTGCTTATTGGGTGCGTAAGTTCCCGGTTAACGCCGTGGCCTACAGCAAGTCAACAGCCTCAGCAGTTGCAGCTCGATTATCACCAGCCGGAATTCCAGTCTATGAAATCAATAGCCAGGAGTATCAGCAATCCTGCGATGAATTCGTCTCGGCAGTTTCTTCGATGCGCCTTGTCCATTCAGATCAAGAGGAACTAACCAAGCAAGTCCTTAGCGCCGTTAAATTAACTCGAGGCGATGGCGGTTGGGTCATGGGGCGTAAAGCTTCTGGAATTGTTTGCGGAGCAGTTGCCTCAGCGATGGTTACTCACTTTGCGACACGCGCTGAATCTGAAGTAGACATTCAGGTAGGATAATGTCTAGACAGTAGCGTATAATATGTCCAATGGGAATCCGGGACATTTTTACATCATCAAAGCCAGCAGTCGAGGTTACAGTCGATGCCGCTTCTACCCCTGCGCCGTTTAACAATACGGCTTCATTCAATCCTTTCGTATTTACTCAGTCAGTAGCCAGCCGTCAACAGGCAATGGCAGTTCCAACTATTGCAAGAGCCCGTAACATCATCTGTTCAACTCTTGCAGCTCTTCCACTCGAGCAATACTCGAAGGTCGATGGATCGCACATGGGAACACCTGGAGTTATCAATCAACCAGACCCACGCGTTCCCGGTTCAGCAATTTACGCATGGCTCGCAGAAGATTTACTATTTCATGGCGTTGGCTATGGACAAGTTATGGAGCAGTACGGAGACACAGGCCGAGTACGCGCTTGGACTCGCGTAGCACCGGATCGTGTAACAACTAAACTTAATAACAATCAGACAGAAATTGTCGGTTATCAAGTAGACGGCTCAGTAGTTCCAACTCAAGGAGTCGGTTCTCTTGTAGTGTTCTATGGCCTAGATGAAGGATTACTTAATCGCGCAGGTCGCACAATCCGCGCAGCCCACGCATTAGAGCAGGCAGCCGAAACTTTCGCTAAAGAGCCAGTACCTTTACAGGTTCTAAAGTCTAACGGCACCAATCTTCCAGCAGAGCGAATCTCAAAGCTTCTCGAATCTTGGAGAACTGCTCGCCTTACAAAGTCAACTGCGTTTCTTAATGCAGATGTTGAATTGCAGGCGTTGGGCATCGATCCAGCCAAACTACAGCTGAATGAAGCTCGTCAATATGTCGCTCTGGAATTGGCTCGCGCCTGCAACCTTCCTGCATACTTTGTAAGCGCAGAAACCACCAGCATGACTTATAGCAACTCAGTCTCAGAGCGCCGTTCACTTATCGACTTCTCAATGAAGCCAATCCTTGCAGCCATTGAACAGCGTTTATCTATGCCGGACTTCTGCCCCTCAACTGGCGAGATTCGATTTAGCCTAGATGAATTCCTGCGCTCAGATGCTCTACAGCGCGCTCAGGTATACGAGATTCTTAATCGCATTGGCGCCATGAGTGTCGAGCAGATTAGAGAAGAAGAAGATCTAATTGATAACAAGGAGACCCGATGAAGATAACAATGCCATACGCCATTACAGCGGCGGATGCAGAGTCTCGCATTATTGCAGGCCGTATCGTTTCATGGAACGCTGAAGGCAGTACCTCAGCAGGCCGCACTATGTTCAAAGAAGATTCAATCAACATGGCTAAGAACATTAAGTTAGTCCTACAACACGATGTAACTAGACCTTTAGGCAAGCTCGTCAGCTTTGAAAAAGATGCTACAGGGATCACAGCAGAATTTCGCATCGCGAAGACAACCGCTGGTAATGATGCCCTTGAAGAAGCAGCAACCGGATTACGCAGCGATTTTAGCGTGGGTGTAGATGTTGAAGAGTGGGATAACGAGGATGGCGTTATGGCTATCAGCGCATCGAATCTCATCGAGGTCAGCTTGGTCACAGACGGCGCCATACCCGGAGCTGAGGTCGCTAAGGTCGCGGCTGAGGACACAGAAATTTCTGAGACATCTCAGGAAGAAACACAATCAACTACAGAAGGAGAACAAGTGTCAGACACTACCGTTCCAGAAGTTGCTCCTGCCGCAGAAACGGTAGAGGCTGCAAAGGTTGAAGTTAAGGCTGCAACAGCACCTTATATCTCAACAACTGTTCGTAACCCAATCGTTGATAAGGCTTCTTATCTCGAGCACTCAGTCCGCGCTTCACTCGGCAACGACCAATCAAAGATGTACGTAGCAGCTGCTGCAGACGTCACAGATAACGCCGGCTTGGTACCTACACGCCAGCTAACTGAAGTTATCAACGGCATCTCAAACGCAGACCGCCCATTGATCGACTCAATCTCAACAGGTGCACTACCTGATGCAGGAATGACCTTTGAAATTCCAAAGATTACAGTTGCTCCAACAGTTGCAATCGCAGCTGAAGGCGGAACACCATCAGAGACAGATCAGAACGCTGCTTTCGTTTCAGTCGATGTTAAGAAGTACATCGGACAGCAGACATTCTCACTCGAGCTTCTAGATCGCTCATCACCTGCTTTCTTTGCAGAACTCGTACGCCAGATGGAATACGCATACGCAAAGGCAACAGATACAGCAGTCGGAACTGCACTCATCGCAGGCGGAACAGACGGCGGAAACCGTACTCTCACAACAGGCGCTCTTGCAGCTGATTTCGTATCAGATGCAGCAGTTTCAATCTACGAGAACACACTCGGATTCGCAACAAACATCGCAGTATCTCCAGCACAATGGGGCGTACTTATGGGCTTGGTCGATTCTTCAAATCGCCCAATCTTCCAGCAAACAATCAACCCACAGAACGCAGGCGGAACACTTACAGCAACAGCAGTTCGTGGAAACCTTCTCGGTCTCAACCTTCGCGTAGCTCGTAACCTTTCAGGTACAGGCGATAACTCAATGATTATCGTTAACCCAGATGCTTACACATGGTACGAGTCACCACGCCTTTCACTCCAGACAAACCTCATCTCAACAGGTCAGGTTCAAGTTGGATACTACGGTTATGGTGCAATCGCTACCAAGATCGCAGCAGGCGCATACCGTTACATGGTTGCATAGTAAATAACTAATCATGGGGGGGCTGCTGCTCCCGGTGGCTCCCCCAGTCGCTTAATAGAGAGGATGTAGAGATGGCTTCAATAGTTACAGTTGCAGAACTAAGGTCTATTCTTGGTGTCTCTACATCCCTTTATAATGACGCATATCTAACAGATGTCATCGATACAGCTGAGGCAGTTATCTTGCCTATGCTTGTCACTTACGCTTCACCTATATCCCGTGTTGAACTCCAGGATAATATTGCCTACTACACAGTCCTAGGCGAGAACAATTTTTCAGAGGGTCAAAGCGTAGTCATCACAGGCTGCGGAACCCCATTTAACGGAACCTTTACGATCTTAGAATCTAGCAACTACGATATTGATACCTATGTCATGAACTCTAATTCTCGAGTATTCGTAGATGGCGTTTATCGTGACTTTAACGGATTCTTTACAGTCTCAATTACTAACGCAGACATCGATGGCCGTAATGTCATCCCTTCAGGCAAGGCTACCCTTTCAGGAGCAGCTACTTATGTTGGAGTCAGCGCAGTCGAGTCAGCAGTCCTAGCCGTCTCAGTAGAAGTGTTCCAATCTCGTATCGCTCCTGGCGGACAGATCGAGGGAATCGACTTTACTAATGTCAGCCCTTACCGCCTAGGGCGCAGTCTCTTTAACCGCGTATCAGGACTCTTAGGGGCATACATCGACACCGATTCAATGGTGCAATAATGCCTGCTTCAACAATTCTTGACACAGTACGCCAGCCGCTAGCTACAGCCTTCGCCAGCGTTGCAGGCAATGTCTATGCCTATGTCCCAGAAGCGCCTATGGTGCCATTCGTGGTCACAGTCCCAGATTCTCCTTACCTGGAGTTGGAGACTATTAACAAGTCAACTCTTCACATTAAAATTAATCTTGTAATCTCAGTCGCAGTTGCATATAACAGCAACCCGGCTTCGCTCGATAACCTCGAGCAGCTCGTAATAAGTGTTCTGAAGGTGATCCCAACAGGGTACACAGTCGGAGCGGTTGAAAAACCAACAGTAACTCAAGTTGGCCCTTCCAATGTATTGGTGGCCGATATCAGAGTTTCTACCTACTATACACAAACAAACTAAAGGAAAATAATATGGCAACCGTCGTAATTACAGGGCGCGATATTTCTCTATCTTTCACAGGTGGAACAGATATCGAGGCACAAGCAACAAGCGCAGTCCTAACAAAGACTAACCTTCGTGAGACATACCAGACTCTCGATGGCGAGGCTTACAAGACCACTAACATCGAAGGCACATTCGCACTTTCAATGCTTGCTGACTGGGGTAAGGCAAACTCAGTATGCGAAGCTCTATGGACAGCAGCTGAGACAGCACCAGATACAGACATCACAGTCAGCCTCACAGCAGCTACAGGCGCAGTCTTTTCATTTCCAATCATGCCTGAATTTCCAACAGCAGGCGGAGCCGGAACAGATGCTCAGACTGTAGACTTTACATTCAAGGTATCAAAGGGTGCGGTCACAGAGACCTTCTCCTAGAGAATAGAAACGGGAGCATTTTATGCAACAGTTAATAACAATTAAATACACAGACGGAACCGAAGCCAATTACATGGTTAGACCGCCAGATTACGCCCGCTGGGAAATGGCAACTAAAAAGGTCATCTCCCAGTTCGGCGGAATGTGGGACATTCTTTATGTAGCACACAGCGCCATGAAGCGTGAAGCAGGCGGTAAGCCGACTAAGACATTAGATCAATGGATGGAATCTGTTGACGATGTTGAAGTAGGTGAAGGAGACCCAAAAGTCATCCAAGAGGAAGCGTAAGCCGACTCTTAGTTGAACTGGCAATAGCCACTCAGATTCCTATGAATCATTGGCAAAGTGCCGAGGATATTCTTACAGCTATTGAAGTACTAGAGGAGCGTAATCGTGGCAGATGAAGTAATTGCCTTCGACAAAGCGCAACTTAGCCGTATATTCAAAGCTCTAAAGAATATGGGTGAGGAAGCCAACGATGAGGCTAAGCGCCAGTCAGGCGCATTAGCTGAGTTTGCTCGAGATGAAGTTATCCAGGCAGCGATTAAAACTCGCAACAAAATCGATGATCGAGTTGCTCAGGGTTCACGGGTTAAGAAATCTAGCCGGATAGGCGAAATTACTTACGGCTTCGCTTCTCAGAAATTCTCAGGTGGAGCAACCACTAGAGATGTCTGGGGCGGTGCAGAATTTGGTTCCAATAAGTTTAGGCAGTTCCCTGTATGGTCAGGCCGTCAAGGTCGAGGCTCTAAGGGTTGGTTTATCTATCCAACGCTCCGCAAGATTCAACCGCAGATCGTGGCAAGATGGACTGAATCATTCGACAAGATTCTTAAGGAGTGGACATAATGGCTACAGGTACAAGAGCATTAACGCTCAAGCTGCTTGCCGATGTCGATAACTTTACTAAGAACCTCGACAAGGCAGATAAAGATGTTGCTACCTTCGGCGATAAGGTCGCTAAGTTCGGCAAGATAGCCGGAGCAGCCTTCGCAGCTGCGGGCGCAGCAGCAGTAGCCTATGCAGGCAAGTTAGCCATTGATGGCGTTAAGTCAGCCATCGAGGATGAAGCAGCGCAAGCCAAGTTAGCCAATACTCTTCGCAATGTTACAAAGGCTACAGATGCTCAGATTAAGAGCACAGAAGAGTACATCCTTCAGACTTCCTTAGCGACAGGCATTGCCGATGACGAGCTTCGCCCATCCCTAGATCGTTTAACTAGAGCCACTAAAGATTTAGACAAGGCGCAGCAATTACAGACCCTTGCTCTCGATATTGCGGCTGGTAGTGGCAAGTCTCTCCAGGCAGTCACAGAGAGCCTCTCAAAGGCGCAGGAAGGCAACCTAGCAGGCCTTAGCCGCTTAGGTGTTGGCCTTACTAAAGCTGAACTAGCCACGCTCTCATTCGACCAGATTACAGCAAAACTATCTGGCACCTTCGAAAACCAGGCAACAAAGCAGGCCGATACATTCCAAGGAAAGTTAGCTCGTCTGACAGTAGCCTTCGATGAAGGCAAGGAAACAGTAGGCGCTTATATCCTCGATGCCATTACTCCAATGGTCGAGACTTTAGTTAAGAATGTTATCCCTGCAATCCAGGACTTTACTTCTAACCTAGGCGAAAAGCTCGCTCCAGTTATGAAGGTTCTACAGCCAATCATTAACGGCCTACGATCAGCCTTTAGTTCTGTAAGAAATGCTCTTGCTGAGAACAATGACGAGCTTCGCCCATTCTTTAACCTTCTCAAGAACATTACAGATTTCGTAGTAACTTATGTAGCACCGGCTATCGGCCAGACATTAGGCTTGGCCTTTAAGGCTCTGGGTAAAATTTTAGAAGGGGTTATTGATACCTTTGCTAGTTTCGTCTCTAAGATTACAAAGATTTATGACACCATTACAGGCATCCTTGATGCTATTAAAGGTGCAGGTTCAGCAGTAGGAAACTTTATATCTGGTGCCTCATTCCCAACAGGGGCTACATCCCCATCGACTCCGATAGCCCCAAGTCCACAGTTGCAAAGTCCTAACCTTCCGCGTTACATCGCAGCAAGCACCGGGACTACAAACATCACAGTTAACGGGGCGATAGATAGCGAGTCAACTGCTCGCCAGATCGTAGGACTTCTCAACGATTCCTCAGCTCGAGGAACTCTCGGTGGCTCTGGACTCGTATTCGTATGACCGCCTATACCCCTTCATATAAAGTTTTAGTTGATAGCGTTGAAGTCACAGATGTAACTATTGCGAACCTCACGGTTACTTCTGGAAGAACCGATATCAATGTTCAGCCACTAGCAGGCTATTGCCAGTTGCAGTTAATGAACCTTGATAACTCCAGCTATAACTTTACTGTTGGAACTGGCCTTGCGGTTGAAGTCACTAACTCATCTGGAACTTATGTTCCTATCTTTGGCGGTTACATCTCAGATTTTACTATTGCGGTCAATCGAGCCGGTGATCTTGGATTTACCACCATGGCCACGATTACAGCTCTTGGCGCCCTATCGAAACTGCCTAAGATTATTGATAATGGAATCTTGTCTCAAGACCAAGATGGAGACCAGATTTATACACTTCTATCTGGCTATCTTCTAGGAGAATGGAGTCAGGTTCCCGCGGCTCAAACTTGGGCTAATTATGACCCTACCGTAACTTGGGCTAATGCCTTTAACATCGGATTAGGCGAAATTGACCGACCAGGTAATTACACCCTTATTTCGCGATCATCTAGCAAGACAGACCTTTATTCTCTTTGCTCAGATATTGCCAATTCAGCCTTTGGTGTTATTTACGAAGATTCCAATGGCAATATAGGTTATGCAGACTCTACCCATAGGCAGGACTATCTGGCCGATAACGGCTACACAATTTTAGACGCTAACCATGCCAATGGCTTAGGACTAGCTGCAACGACTCGAGCCGGAGACCTTAGAAACTACTTCAACATTATCTACGATAATAATGGTAATCAGTCATATACTGCTGAAGATACAGTTAGCCAGGCGCTTTATGGCACTTATGCAGAATCCTATACTTCTCGAATTAAAAACACTTCAGACGCTGAAGGTTTGGCAGATCGTTACATCGCGCTAAGAGCCTATCCTTACCCTAAATTTCAGAGCATTACCTTCGTTCTAGGCAACCCAGAAATTGACAATACTGATAGAGATGCCCTTATTAACATTTTCTTAGGCCAACCAATCTGGATTCAGAATCTTCCCGGAAATATCAGCGATGGCTCATTCCAGGGCTACATCGAGGGCTGGACTTTCAGAGCAAGCCTTAATAACCTAAGCGTGACTTTTAACGCTTCTCCAGTGAACTTCTCCCAAGTTGCGGTAAAATGGGAGCAGGTAAATGCAGCAGAGACTTGGAACACCCTAAGTCCAACCCTTACATGGATTAACGCGATAGGAGTCGTAGCCTAATGGCAACAACCACAACTAACTTTGGCTGGGATATTCCTCAGTCAACCGATCTAGTCAAGGATGGCGCAACCGCTATCGCAGCACTAGGCCAAGATATTGATACAGCCATGGTCGACCTTAAGGGCGGCACTACTGGCCAAGTATTAGCCAAGGCATCTGGAACAGATTTAGACTTTACATGGACTGAACAAGATGACACCACTTTGGCGTTCAATGCTCAGACAGGAACTACATATACTCTAGTTATTGCCGATCTTGGCAAGCTTGTAACCCTTTCTAATGGATCAGCGATTACTCTTACTGTTCCACCTTCAGTTTTCGTATCTGGTAATATAATCAATATTCAGCAACTCGGCGGCGGGCAGGTAACGCTCTCTCAGGGCGCCGGAGTGACTATTACTTCAACAGGTGCTACCGCATCTGCGCCTAAACTTCGCGCCCAATATTCGGCAGGCACTATTATTTGCACAGGAACCAATACATTTACAGTCATAGGTGATTTGACATAATGACCAAGATTCTTGGAATTGCTGGTTCGAGGCGAATTGTCTCAGCACCTAACATCGAATATTTAGTCATTGCCGGTGGCGGCGGAGCTGAAATTGGCGGCGGTGGTGCTGGTGGTTATTTAACAGGGACTTTGAATTCTGTTGCTTCGGGATTTACTGTAACCGTTGGCGCAGGTGGTTCTGGATCAACAGGTGGGATTAACAACACAAAGGGCAACGACTCAGTATTTTCAAGTGTTACTTCAACAGGTGGTGGTGCAGGTGCAAGAGCTTCAACCAATCGTAATGGCGGTTCTGGTGGTGGTGCATTTGGTGCTGTAGGAGCTGGTACAGGTATTTCAGGACAAGGCTTCGCTGGTGGTACTGGGACTGAAGGCGGTTCTGGCGGCGGTGGTGCAAGCGCTGTTGGCGGAAACGGAACTAACCCTGGTGGTGTAAGCACGGGCGGTAACGGCGGTGCAGGTTCAGCTTCAAGTATTACTGGCACATCAGTCACCCGCGCAGGCGGCGGTGGCGGCGGTGGTAACTCTGTTCCAGGAACAGGTGGCGCAGGTGGTGGCGGTGACGCCTCAAACTCAGTTCCTGAATCTGGAGAAGTTAACACAGGCGGCGGTGGCGGCGGCTTGTATCAAGCACTTCCAGGCGGTAACGGCGGTTCAGGAATTGTTATTTTGAAGTACCTAGACACTTATACTCTTTCAATTCCAGGTGGTTTAACTGCTTCTACATCTTCAATCGCTGGATATAAGATTACAAGTTTCACAGCGGGAACAGGATCGGTAAGCTACTAATGGCTCATTATGCGTTCTTAGATGAAAATAACATTGTCACAGAAGTTATCGTAGGCAAAGATGAGAATGAACTCATCGATGGATTAACCCCTGAGGAATGGTACGGAAACTTCAGAGGACAAACCTGCGTTCGTACAAGTTATAACGCGAGCATCAGATTTAATTATGCAGGGGTTGGCTATCTCTATGATCCTGTAGCAGATGCCTTTATTGCACCTAAATTTTGCGACCATGAAGAAGCAACTTTTAACGATGAGACTAAGCGTTGGGAATGTCCAGATGCTTCACATGTGGTAATTATTCATGAGTCCTAAGTTATGCAAAGCCGGACAGCAGTTAAGGCTTCAGATCGATGATTCTTACAGTTCAAGGGATAAGTCCAGCGATGGGTGGCTTGGCGATTACCGTCATTCAACGCGTACTTCTGACCACAATCCTGATAAACAAGGTATCGTCAGAGCCATTGATATTGACCGGGATTTATCTGGTAAAACAAAGCCAGACCTCATGCCTGACCTTGCAGATCAGATACGACTCTGCGCAAAGTCTGACAAGAGAATTAGTTACATCATCTTCAACGGCAAAATTGCTTCCTCTCGCATGGGGTGGCGCTGGCGCAAGTATTCTGGAATCAATCCGCATACTAAGCATTGCCATATCTCTTTCACTAAGAAGGGCGATGCAGATGGCTCGTTCTTTAATATCCCAATGATAGGCGGAACTGTATGAATATGAAGAATCCAGCAATCCTTACAGCAGGAGCGTTCCTAGCTGCATGGGGAGCATCTAACTTTGCACTTGATTATCGCTCAGTTCTCTGGGCGGTTCTAGCAGGCGTGTTCGGATACGCAACTCCTAAGAAATGACAGCGGTAGACTACGCAGCTTGGGCTGTAGGAGTAGTTACAGTCCTTGGTGGAGTAGCCTCATATACGCAGTTCATGATTAAGCATTACCTGACAGAACTTAAGCCCAATGGCGGCTCAAGCATTAAGGATCAGGTCAATCGATTAGAAACGCGTGTCGATACAATCATCGAGATGTTAGGTAAGTAACACTTATCCTATGGCAAGGAAACGACCAGTCATAGACCTAGATACTTACAGCAAACTCGATGCTTATTGCATTGCTATGAATGAGTATTACAAGTCATTACGCAGAGCAGGATTCACAGAGACTCATGCCTTCTGGCTGCTCTCAGATCGTGAATCATTTCCTGACTGGATTATCCCAAACCTACCCAACCGGATAGACAATATCCCATACGAGGATGATGACGAGGACTAAATGAAGCGAATCGTTATTCTGAGCGATTTACAGGTTCCCTTTGAGGATGTCCATGTAACCCAGAACATAGCTAGATTCCTACAGAAGTTTAAGCCAGACCAAACAGTAACAATCGGAGATGAAATTGACTTCCAAACCATCTCTAAATGGAGTGAGGGAACCCCTCAAGCCTATGAGCAGAGCCTTGGCGATGATCGTGACCGATGCGTCGACTTGCTCTGGGAGTTGGGTGTTACTGACTGCATCCGAAGCAACCACACAGATAGACTTTATAACATTATCATGAAGAAGATTCCCAGCTTCTTGTCATTGCCAGAGCTGAGATTCGAGAAGTTTATGAAGTTCGATGAACTAGGAATCACCTTCCATAAGAACCCTATGAATATTGCTCCAGGCTGGATAGCAGTCCATGGAGACCATACGCCCATCAAGCAATTAGGTGGCCTATCAGCCCTCGAGGCAGCTCGTAGACACGGCAAAAATGTCATCTCAGGACATACTCACAGGGCAGGCCGTAGCGCCTTCTCAGAGGCCTCTGGTGGCCGTTTAGGGCGTGTTTTACATGGTGTCGAGGTTGGTAATCTCATGGACTTCAAACAAGCCTCATATACCAAGGGAACGGCTAATTGGCAGCAGGCTTTCGCCATTATGTATGTCCACGCTTCTACCGTTCAAGTCGATCTAATCAACATCGAAAAGAATGGCACCTTTATAGTTCAGGGGAAGGTCTATGGCAGGCCGCGAAAGTGACTTGGCTTACAGCTTAGACGATGCGATAGACGAGGTGGAATTGTTACCGTTTCGTTATCTAAATCTAATCGACCAAGAGCTGCCACTAGGGTAACTTTCTCTTAGTGCCGAAATACGGCGCGAAGGGAGCAAGATGATTACTAACCACGATCACATAGTTTTACTTTCATTGCTTATTGGTTCACTACCTGGATTCTTAATCGGGTATGCCAAAGGCCATGAACACGGCAAGATTCAAGGCAAGATAAATGCCCGCCGTCTAATTAAGGCACAGACTCAGCACCAGGTTAATCGATGAATGCTGAAGAACTCCTACAATCAGCAAGTGACACCATTACTGTCCGCAACCATACTCACGGTGACATTAAAGACAATATGCGCAGAACCGGAATGCTCTTATCTGCGTATCTCGAAATTCCGATACACGATTATCAAGTCGCCGTCATCCTTCAGCTGGTTAAAATCAGCAGAACTCAAGAATCCCCATACCTGCTCGACCATTGGCTCGACCTGCTTGGTTATGGAGCAATTGCCGGTGAACTCGCGCTATCAGAGGAGCTTAACTAATGTTTAATCTAGAAGATTACGAGACAGTCGAAGAGCGACTTGTTAAATACTGGAAGGATCACCCAGATGGTCAGATTCATACGAAGTTGCTGGATTCAACTGCTTCTCGCTTTATCGTTGAAGCTAGTATCTATAGAACTGAAGCAGACTCTAGGCCTTGGACAACTGGCCTTGCTGAGGAAACAGTCCAAGGTCGCGGAGTTAACGCTACTTCTGCCCTTGAAAATTGCGAGACGAGTGCGATTGGCCGCGCACTCGCAAATGCAGGCTACGCTACTAAAGGAAAGAGAGCGTCTCGCGAGGAAATGTCTAAGGTTGCAGCAACGCACCAAGTAAAGGCTAACATTGATGAAGTAAAGGCTAAGATGGCTGATACATCGAAAGAATATGTCCCGGTAGCAAAGGAAGATGATCCATGGACAATCAAAGTAACGGCACCAGTTCAGACATTGGAGACAGCCGTAGAGATGGTGAAGGATGTCCTTGGTGGCACTCC